ATGTTGGAAATGATATATACATAGCCGGCCTTCGCATTTGCTTCACGCTGATTGATGTTTTCTTTATCTTTAGACAGTTGTTCAAGCTTTTCATTGAGTTCCCTAATTTTATCAATGTAAAGCTGCTTTTCAGCGTCCATAGAACTATTCTGTAGATACTTCATGGTTCGTTCTATTTCATGTTTGAATTGATTTTCATCTTTCTCAATTTTCTTCCTAGCCATCTCTAATTCGTGGCGAACCTTTTCTTCTTCTCGCAGTTGTTCCTTTTGGACCTGGAGCAGTTCTTTTTCTTCTTGCAACTTCTTCTGGTATGCATAGAAGCATGTCATTCTTAACAGCTTTAACTCCAAAAATTCTTTAGAAAGTTGAACGTTATCAATGGCAAAAAGTTTGTTGTGAGCTTCGAAAGATCGAGTAATTTTTTGCCTGATGTTGTCAAGGTTGCGAACCGTTACGCTTCTGATTAAAGATTCGGTTTCGCTGTTAAAGCTCCTAAGGAGTTGATTTTTCTGTTTCCGTAATGCACTTTGAGTAACGTCTTGAGCACCAGACGTAGTGAAAACGGCTCGATCTTCTTTTTGCAACTCCTGTTCATCGGTTGCCAAAAGAGCAAGTTTATTCTTAATCTCTGCAGATGAAATTTCTTCGTAAATAGCAGTATCGAGCTCAGGGGTAATGAGAATTTCATCAACGGACTTTTTAATTGCCTCTAAGACAGATTTTTCCTGCTTTGTTTTTGCTGCAAGTTCTTTAGAAAGGTGCTGATGCTCCTTATCTAGAATTTCTTTTCGCTGTATATATTCATTTTCCAAGTGTTTATTCTTTTGCGCATACTGATCTTCCAACTCCTTATTTTTCTCCGTATAAGAAGCTTGTAAATTCTGCAATCTTTCAGAAGCGGTTGCAATTTGCTCCTGGATATTTTCAAGCTCTATCAGTTGACTCGATTCAATACTTACATAGCGCCGGCTTCTCAAACATACAAGGATAATTGCTATAAAAAAGGGAATGATAAAAAAGGAAAAAGCACTTACGAGAACGAGAAAAAGAGGACTAAAGTAAAATGGTGCTTCTTTAAAATTTTTAAGTTTAGTAGACATAAACGGGGCCTCCTATTTGATATAAATATCCAAATCCTCGCCAACTTCACAATATTTGCTGTTTTGATGACAAGAGGATTCTATATTCTCAACATTTTCTTTGAAAAAGTCATTGCCCATGATATGGCAAACCTCATGCTTAATAGCATCCTTTTTCCCTGCATCAGAAAGGTTGTTGTTTACTATAATGGTATAGCTATCATCATAATTGGCATGGACGAGGGCGGGGATGCTGTGCGGCAAGTCTTGATATGTAACGATGATCATTCTATTTTCCTTCTTTGGCTTTGAGTCCTTCTATAATGCTTATCACAATCTTGACATCCTCAGGCTTCAAGTCCCGGGAAGCATCGAAAAGAATTCTTTGTCCTGGATTATCTTTAAGCTCCTGTGCAAGCCTAGCCGTTTCGGGATCGAGATAGTATGGCTTTTCTTGGGGCTCATCCCAGTCCAAGAGATCCGCTACCGTTGTATTCAGCGCTTCGGCAAAAGCCTTGAGTTTGGATTGAGTAAGATCGTTGACTCCAGATTCAAGCTTGGCAATTGTTGATCTGGACTTATACCCCAATCTGCGAGCTAGTTCATCTTGAGATAGACCGGCTTCTTCTCGCCTAATTCTGATTTTGTCTCCCAACGTCATGATAATCACATTCCCTTCTAAGGATAGCTATGTTTTAATTATAGTATTTTTGTTATTAAAAATCAACAAAAGTTAAAATTATAAAAATGATGTTGACATAAAATCACAAAAGTTGTATTATCGATTTGTGATTTAAAATCACTGAAAGGAGGTGCCTGAAATGACTGATACGTCTTTACTTAATGCCGCTATTGCAAAAATCGGAATTACCAAGAAAGAACTAGTAAAAGCGTTAGGACTTACATACGCTGGATTTTGGAAAAAATTAAATAACCAATCCGAATTCAAAGCAACAGAAATCAAGAGGATCCAGAGATTACTGCATTTAAGCGATGCTGAAAGAGATCATATTTTTTTTGCCCAGAATAGTGATTGAAAATCACCAAAAAGTCAAAAAGGAGGTGATGACGATGTCATTTTGGAATGACGAGAAGAAAAAAGAATTTAAGAGGCAATATGAGGAATACTGCAGCGGTTCAATGGGCCCTGAAGACAAGAAAAGATTTGAAAAACTGCTCGTGCTGCTAGCCGTACATGATTTTCAGAATAAAAACAGTCTCCCTATTTACCTCTTATGGGGATGCCTTTTAGCCCTGCTTGTAGACGCCGTGTATAAGGCCGTAATTGGTGGCGATTGGATAACACCCTTGGGCTGCTTAATTGGAGTAGTCGGTTTTGGAACCCTGTTATTTTTTATCGCTAGTATTACTCCGGATTAAGCATTTATCTACAATGCGCTTGATTAATCTAGGTAACACGTAGTAGAGGATAAAGCTTGAAATTGCATGTTTGCCAAGGATTTCATCAGTTAATTGAATGCGTTGGGAAAGGGTTTGATGGAGCGATTGTGATAAAAATTCCAATCGCGCTAAGTCCTTAGAGGGAACCCCTTTTCTCACCAAGGCCCCTTGAATCAGGATGTCATAAGAAAGCATTTGAGCACGCAGGGCATCATCAAAAATTTCGATGTAATTCAATGTATAAGGCTCAAGAAGATGAAATTGAGAGCAAGCGGTTTCAATGATTGACTGACCAAATTTCATATTCCTAATTATTTCAGCGTTTAGTTGAAGCCACCAAAGGTAATTTTGATAGGCTTGTTT